TTGAAAACACATATTGTTTTCCTCCAATTGTTGAACTAAATTTTGTAAATTTATCACATGTAATAAAAGAAGGATCTCCTGTCGGGACAACAGTAACATTGATTGTCGCACTTGCTCCAACATGAGATCTTGGTGTATAATTTAACATTGCGGCTTTAGATGCAACTGAATTTCTTATAGAAGCACTACCTAAATACATTTCATTCGCTATCATATTTAAATAAAATGAGTTATAGTGTGTATTATAAGCCAAAACATTAAGAATCGTATTTATTCCTGAAGCTGTAAAATCATAACCAGAAAAAACAGTCTGATTACCTAAAAATGATTTTAGATTATCTTTAATTTGATCAAAATCTAAATCTGTTACATCTAATTTTTCTGTTGACATTTTATTCTATTTCCAAAAATTCTGTAATAGTTATTGTTATCGGTTCTTTAACTGGTTTTACTATGATTTGTACACTATATCCATTTTGATCTGGTCGCGGAATACAGAAAACATTTTGGAGTTCAACTATGCCGCTTCCATTATCTTTAATTGCATCTGTAATGGTTTTTTGAATTGCTACTGCAGTAATATCATTAACCATTTCAAATAAATGACGGCCAATATCACAATAAAATTGTGCATTAAAAGGAACTTCATATCTTCTTGTTTTTAATAAATGCTTTATTCCCTGTGCAATAGAATCTGTTTTATTTTTAATAACAACATCCCCCGTCAAAGGATGTTTTGCGAAAGTTAAAGAAACGTCTGAAATCGTTTCTGATTTATTTAATTGAGTTTGGACATCTTTTTCGAACAGCCAATCTCTTTCTAAATTTCCGTGTGTATATGCCATAATACTAATATTTATATGTTATCTAACTAAACTATACTAAACCCGCCGCTTCTAATAGTTTTGCGGTTTTTTGACTGCCATCCCCTCCCAAAAATAACATCATACCATAAGTAAAATCTATATTTTCTGGTGGTGCATTACCAGCGTTAATTAATTTATTCCTTACTCTCTCAGTTCCACCATTCGCAGGAGGAATATAAAGAAAATATATTCCAGCATCAACAATTCCTATTTTTAGTAATGCTAAAAATTCTTCCATCAATTTTAATATTTTTTCTAATTTTGGTACAATTTTTTCTTCAATAAATTCAATCAGATCGTCTATTTTTTTAATTAAACCTGAACCTATTCCTTTTAATCCTTCTAAAAAGTCTATTAATAATTCTAATATTGGTCTAAGTGCGGGTACTGCATCCTCAACATTCATGCTCCAAAAATCAGGATAAACTGATTCAGGTATATTTTCCTTTTTGAGTGTATTTTTATTAATTGCCTGAACAGAACAAACTCTTGGTGCGGGAAGATTAGCACTACCTTGATTTTTCCAATTAGGAAGCCATAGATATCCATCCAATATAGCTTCAAAATGTCTCAATAAATCAACATTAATGTCTGCAGCATTTAAACCTGATCCTTCTAATATCATTTGTGCTGCCCATGTACTTTCTTCATCTGTCAAATCTCCCAATTCATCGTCATCATAATCCGGTTTATCTGGATCTTGGTCATCATCATCATCATTAACTAACTTGTGAAGAAGTTCTTCCCATATTCTTGCTCCTTGTGTATCTGGTCCACCGCTAAATACTGGGGTGCTGTCATTGTCAGTCACTACACCAAAAGCTGTAGATTGGGTAGTAGCCTCGCGTAAACTTTGAACATCCACACTCCCAACATTATCAATCTTTGCTTTTCTTTCTATTTCTTTTGCCGCTTCTAGTTTTGTTGTTAGATTTGTAAGCACTAACTCCAACTCTTGAATTTTATCTTCAAATCTGCTGTGAGTAGATGCTATCTTTAAGTTCTCAAGTGCAATGGCTTCATTGAGTTTTACTTTTTCCTCTTCTAAAGTTTCTATTTTAGTTTGTGAGGATTGTTTGTCCTCCTCAAAGCCATTTACCTCTACTTTCAGTTTTTCTATTTCTCCGTCATACCACTCTACTAAGGAACCAGAGTACTCTCCGGGCTGAGCTAAACGGTTCGCTTCAGTTGCTTCGACTGTAGCTTCCGCTGCTTCTAATGTTTGTGAAGCTTTTGATTTTTGGGATTTTAAGCTTGCCCACTCTAGGGAAATATCTCGATAATGTTGATCGTCTCGATATAATTTTTCTTCAATCTTCGCTGGAGTCGATTCTGTTTCAGCTTTTGCTACAGCGATGGGGTGCGCTTCAACATATGTCATTGAATTGCCTATTCTCGTCAGTTCCAAGTCATAAGCTTGCTGAAATATTTCTTGCCGTTTGGATTCTTCGTAGTCGCGTACCTCTTTCTCTATATTAATTAAATCTGTTTCTAAACTAGTTAAATTTTCTTGTGCATCTATTTGTTTAGATTCTGATTCTTGCACAGCCTTCATTTCAGCTGATAGCGTTTCTAAAGCCTTATCTTTCTTATCTTCATATTCTGATATTTCTGCTTCTTTTTCTAAAATCCTAGTCTCAGTACGTTCTATGCTTGATTCTATCTCAGCAATTTGTTTGTCTTTTTGAACTTTGTCTGCTTCATGTTGTTGTTTTCTTTCTACAGAAGTTCCTATCTCGACAAGATTGCTTCGAGGCTCTGACAACTTTGCTATTTCAAGTTTAGTTTTCGCCATTTCCACTTTAAATGCAGCAGAACCAACCGCATGCTCTGCAGCAAGTACTGAATTTTCCATATTCTCCACTCTTTGAGCCGTTTCTTCCTGACTAAGTTTCCTATGATATGTTAATTCTTGCTCATATCCTCCTTGACCAATCTTATCATTATAATATTGATATAAAACTACTTGTCTAGCACCCGCGCCTGAATCATGTTTCCATCGTCTTGCCGCCATAATTCGTTTCATTATATCTTCTTTTTGATCATCCTCACCAAACACCTTTGTTCCGTTTTTTAATACATAAGAATTAAAAACCTTAAATGCATCACCTCCTCCTGGATCAGGTTTAGTGGGCTGTCCTTCTTCATCAATTACTCCAAGTCTATTATCAAGTTCGACTTCAACCAAAATATCTCCAGGTCTAGTATTTGGAAATATAGTCTCATGTAAAACATCAATTGATTGTTCATATCTCTCTATTGTTCCTTGAGTAAAAAGATCTACACTAGCTTCTGCTGCAGTAGCGCTGATTCCTGGAGTAATATGATCATACCATTCCGCGTTTGATGTTTCATCAGTTCCACCACTCGTCGGAGCTTTAAATTTTGTTGCCGTTCCAGATGCAAGTATTTGCATTACTTCGCGAGTTCTTAAATTTTTAAAAAATACCTTATCCTCTTTATTAGAATTAATGTCAATTCCTCTTCTTCTAAATTTTTCTTTATTATCACTATTTGTTCCTATTTTAAATATATCTCGTTCTGCTTTTATGCTTGATTTTTTTCCGGGCTTGATTGGCCATTTTTCTATTGGCGGATTTGACATGCCAGGATTAGGTGCACATAAATTTGTAACAATAATCTTTTCTTCTCTTAAAGCGTCTAAATCATTTGTCAATTCTACAGCTATATCAAATGCATCTTTAATGGGTCTTATATCTGCAAAATAGTTATAAAGTTTAGCTAATTTTTCTACTATTTTAGCTGGATCTGACGTACCAAGAATTATTACTAATGCTCCAGCTATTCCATCTTCTGATATTACCGGTCTATTCACATCACCTTTATCATCAAAGGCGGCGTTCATTATTTCTATCATTTTACTTGGTTTGCAAATTTGCATTTCACCTCCAAGAGCCCAAATAGAATCTGGATAAGTAATATCATGATACCCATCACCAGATTTCTCTAAAACCGGTTTTCCTTGAGCTGATCCGGATACCCCAGGTATAACTCTATTATAAAAAACCTTTCCGTTCCAAATTGCATAATTTTGATGATTATTTTCATACATTTCCCAAGATTTTTCATGAGGAACACCTGGCTTATATGGTTGATTCCCTTCAGCTGCCTTCATATCATCAATATCAACTATCGGGTAAGCTGTAAATTCAATTTTATTCGTAAAGGGATTAACGTATATTCCTGATATTGCTGCTTTTTTTATTCGAAGATTTGGTGTTCTAGATTTGACTTTATAGACAGATAATGCTGGATTTTGACCATTGATAAAAAGAGTATATATTCCTGATCCCATAAAATCATCAATTTGATTTTGAATCTTTGAGATCATTGCATCTAAAATTAAAAATAATGGATTTATCGACGCAAGAAGAAAAGCCTTATTTGCCTTCAACAATACCTGGCCGGTTTCCATTGCTTTTTTATATGCTGATATCGCCTCTGTTACATTTTCTATCATTTCTGGAAAAAGTTGATTAGTTTTAACACTTGCTGCTAACCAATTTCCCTCCTTAATAGCTTTTTCTCGCAGCGCTCTTTTCTCTTCTGAACCACCCTCAATTAAACGACTAACATTTCCACCTTTTCGAAAAGTCATTCATTCTCCTTCTTCTTTTCTTTTAAACCATCCACTTCTTTTTTCAAACTAACAATAGTTCCTTTTATTATATCAATCATAGATTCTATTTGATCAGCCATTGGATTTGGCGGCAATTCTTCTTCTGTAGTTTTCCATTTATTAGTTTCCATAATATTTACTCCTTCCTTTCAACATATCATATGCGTTTCTTTTATCTCTAACTTCCTTATATTTAAATTGTAAAGAATCCGCCGTTGATACAACTTCATTAATTAACCCTATATCATCACCTAAAGCAATATTTACCGCTTCATATATTGTTCTTCCATAAGGAATCAATGTCCCTGCAGCTTTCGCGGGAATTGTGTCAACTTTTACAACAGGAACCGAACCGCTACCTGCTGGAGATGATGGATCATAAGTAGGATTTCCAATTCTAGAATTAAGTTCAGTTATTCTTATGCCTATGTCTGCATTACATGCATCTAATTCATCTGCTAAAGCAGTAGCATCCGTTTTACTATATGTTCGACCATCATAATTTTGACCATGATAAGTATCCAAATCATCAAATTCAGCTTTGCAATCGGAAATCGCAGTATCAAATGTTTCCGCCGCCGTTTTCTTTGCTGCATCATATTCTCCTCCTCCGTCAACTTCTAAAAGAGGATCTCTATAAGATACTAATCCATCTAATGTATTAATTTTTCCTAGTACATATGGATAATCATTAGATGCTGCGCCCTCATCTCCATTTATTATATGTTGAATATCATTCTCCAAACAATTTACTTCACTAATAG